TTTAATATCTTCCTGCTCTAACCACCCGACATCGTACTGAGCATTATGAAATATTTTAGTGCAAGGCAAAGCACAGACAGTTCTCATATACTTCCTGACTTGTTCAGGAATCATGTTGCCTCCTCCGTAATGGGCAAAAGGATAATAACCTTGCCAACCTTCTACAGCGACAGCAAAGCCAATGATGTTTCCATTGCCTGTAGCCCAGCCTGCTCCTCGCCCGGAATTGATTCCTTCGTCGCGTGTTTCTAAATCGATGGCAATTTCTTTAGCTTGGGATAAATCTTTGTATTCGGCAGGACACGACCAAATATGCTTTTTAAAATTCATAGAGAGTTGGAGACTCATTTGTAATCTCTATCAATAATCATGTCGATGTAATGTTTTGCTTTTTCCAAATCTTTAACTTCTCCTTTGGTTGCGTGTCTGCAAATATATTTAATAGCATTTCCTTCTGCGAAGAGCAATTTGTTCTCGTTAATGAATTCACTCGGTTGGATTTTCATATCCTTGTAGTGAGTTCCTCCAATTTGTTTTTTATAAACGCTCATTAATGTAATGTGCCTCCCGGCTTTTTATAAGGTTTAATTTCGGTTTCTTCAATTGTCTTTAGCATTTCGTTGTATTCCTTTGGACTTAAAATAGTTTTATAAAGTCTCATAGCAATCGCCAGGTAAGTTGCTGCTACCATCTGCATTGGATAATCTTCTGCATAAAGTATTGAATCGGTCAAAATTTTTTGATAAATCCTTTTAAGTTTTTGGTCTTCCGTCATATTTTTCAGGCTTTATACTAGATTCTTTTCTTTTTAGACGTTTCTGCGCCTCTCCTACAACTCTAAAAATATCTCGCCATTTTGTTTCGGCTTTAACCTTCTTAATCATTTCTGCTAATTGCTTGTAGTAACCGGGTTTATCGTTCTTGGACATAAGTTAAATAATCTCCTCCTATTGGATAATTATATTTGTAATTTGTATCCAATAGATGAATTGTTTTTCTAGCACGAGTTGTAGCTGTATACCACACTTTTTTTTCATTAGTCTTTTCTTCTCTAGATTTTGTTTTAAAATTAGAGGGATAGTTAGCTTTTGAATATAAAACTACGTGATCGGCTTCTCCTCCTTTAACAGAATGAATAGTATCAATAATAATTTGAGGAGGATTGTCTAATTCTTTTTGGCCGTAACGTTTTAATAATCTTAAAAAATAAAGAACTTGTTGAGAAGTAAAGTTTCTCTTTAAGATATGCCACCATTGTTTCTTTTGAAATGTAGGAGAGAGATCGAGACCGCAGTATTGAGTTAATTTTTTAAAGTCGTACTCTTCTAGTTCCGATTCCGTATTCCAAAAGCTACGCATTCTGAATTTAGGATCTCTAAGCTCTCGGATATATTTATACATTTTTTCAACCTGCTTCTTGTTGATTGTTTTTTTATTCGAAAGATGTGTCCAAGCTTTAATGGCTTCCCACTGGTGTTGATCAAAACATTTTATATCTTCGTTATCGGAAAAATATAATCCCGCGTCTTTAGCCAACATCCGTAGTTCATTTACAGTAGTATTGATTCGACCTAAAATATACCAGCTCCCTGTTAGAGTATGAAAAGGTATTTCCCTGAAGTTTAAATAATGTTTGATATAACCTTCTTGTTTTAAAAAGGTGTATTCTTTTTCTTCGCTATTAAAAATTTCTCTTCTAATGATTTGAGAAAGATGATGAATAGCTTTTCCAAATCTCCTTGTTTTTCTTAATTTTACTTTACGTCCAGGAAAGTAATGAGTAAAATATCTGGGATCTGCGCCATTCCATTCATAAATGGCTTGGTCATCGTCACCTGCCAGATAAATACGTCGAGCATTTTGGGCTAGTTTATAAATAACTGACCATTGTAAAGGGGTGCAATCTTGAGCTTCATCAATAATTAAGATTTTAAGAGGAGGAAAACTTACTTCTTTGATTGCTCTTTCAATCATATCATCAAAATCTATTAATGCTTTTTCTTTACCTACTTTTTTGTAGTCTTCATATATCCGTATTTTTTTTAATAGAACGTCTAATGAATCTCTTTGATAGGATTCTTTCTTATAAATTTCCTGAGGGCTCCTCATCATATTCCGAGCTTTACTATAGATTCCTAATGACCAATCTTTATAGGTAAAGTTATCATCTGCTAATCGCTTGTCACTGTATTTAATGATTTTACCCTCTAGAGCAAAGTCCACCATACAGTCTTTAGGATCAAAAATATCTTCTTCAAAATATCTTCGGCAATATTTGTGTAAAGTTTTAAATCTATAAAAATCTTCTGAAGTGTATTGAGGAAAGGCATCCAAAGCTCTGCTGGTTGCCGTATTAATAGCTTTATTAGTAAAAGAAATAAAAGCAATTTCCTGAGGAGAAATTTTATTCTGCAAAGCTCTGTTTAAAACTCGACTAATTAAAGTTTCTGTCTTTCCTGTTCCTGGAGGACCAAAAATTTTAACTGTCTTTTGACGGAGTTTTTTTAGGTTCTGTCGTTCTAAATTTTCCTGTGTGGTATTCATCATCTACTTCTGTTGTTTCTTTTTTAGTATTTTTTGTACGGGTAATACCTACGTGACTAACAAACTCTGGCATTTGAACATACCAAATATTTTTTTCACCTTCCCAATATTCATGACGTTCGCATCCTAGATAATGAAGAGCCTCCATTGTGCTGTTAAAAATTTTGGTAGCATGGCTTTTAATATAATGTTCTAGAGTGGATCGTTTAAAATAACATACGCGTGTTTTAGAATTTAAAACAACATAGCCATCTTTGAGTTTAGAGAAATCATCTTCTTCAATTGTTTTTTCAAAAAAAGATTTAAGAGTATTGTATTTTTCTTCATCAATTGTATCCGTAAATTTCATTTTTTCATTTTCAATCGCACGGGCTGTAATCTCTTTGAGCAGTAATTCAAAAGGGGAAGGACCTGCTCTAGTTTTAGGTAGGGACATCCAAAAAATTCCATATCTTAAAAGTTTTGTTCTCCAGGATTTTTCATCTTTCATATCTTCTGGTTGAACCGTGATTCGTTGGCCTTTAAAAGTGAAACTAAAATAAATCGTTTTAGTATCTCGGGTATAAGAAATATTTTCAAATTCATCTATCATTTCTGGTACTTGTGGACCAATGCCCAGCTTCCGTGTCTTACAAAGTTCTTTATTGCAGATAGGAACTAATTCATTATGTTTAGGGGGACATTTAAAATGGTAGCCATGAGTTTTAACGGATTTTGCTATAGCTTTCGCTTCACTAACTTTCATCGGTTTAGTAAAGCATTGTTTATTTCGCTCGATGGCTATTTCTTGAAGAGCCTTAATATCTAGATTTCCATCTGTTTTTTTATTCTCCAGAACAAGGATATTAAATAGAAAGTTGTTACGATTGTTTCCGGGCCATGGGTCTGTTATAAGTTTTTGCACACATGGAGGATAGTTTTGCCACTCTGTCTCAGGCTCATACACATTTGTTTTTAGGTTATATAACTCTTGTACTGATAGTCGTTTTGATTCAGCTAAGTTTAGAAAGGCTCCTATCATCAATGGATTTGAGTTATCGTCAAAGGCAAATTCTACTGTTGCATTACAGTTGTAGTATGGCATTGTTACTGCTTTATTCATTGGGAAGACTTCATTCGCCATAAAAAAAGTATCATTCCATTCATCTAGTTTTTTTCTAATATCCGCTACTGATGCCCAGTCTTTTAAAAATAAAAATAAATGTAAGCCTCCCGATTTAGATTTAATAGGAACTAAAGGAAGTTTGTATTCTTGAATAATGGAAACGTATTTTTTTTGTGAATAATTTTTATAGGTTGTGGGATCAACATCAATGCATCCCCACTTGGCTTTGTCGTTGTTTTCAGGACGCACACCAATTCTGACTTTGCCGTCTAAATGGCCCTGCCATTTGGCTGACGTTAAGGGTTCGTGGATAGTGAGATAGTTGGCTTCGTGCTTGCCACGTTCATCGACCTCGCCTGTCAGCGAGGTCGTGATGAACTGATCAGGATCCCCTTCAAAAAGATCGGCTAATCGTTTCAGCATTTAAAACGGTACGGGTTGCTTTTTTGTATCCTGAATTAAATCCTGGCTTGCTCCAAAGTCCACTTTACCAAAAATATCACTTTTCATCGAGCTTTGATAAAAACCTCTAGTGATCTCAAGAGTTTTTGGATACTTAGCGACCTCTAGGGCTTTATCAAATTCCACAACCCAACCGTACCAAGAATTCTGAGAATTAGATTCCTTGGTGGTAGTTAAATGGTAGGTCGTTGCCCATGTTGGTGGTCGGAAGTAACCTTCTTTACCCGGCATTCGTCTTGTTTGCATCATCGAATTCCAAGTTTTAGATTTCTTCTTCTGTGTAGACTTCATAGCAATTAATGATTGTTCTTGAGGTAAATAGTTTTTATCTAAAATAAAAACAAAATGATTACCTGTGTCTTCCACATAATTGCCATTAGGAAGTCTATCCTTATTATCATCACCTCTTTTTGTTTCAGACATAATGGAAGGATCCGTATGAATCTTAATCGGTCTTCCCGGGCTATCCCCCTTGTCTTTCCACTCATTAAAAGTGTTGATGTATAAACAAGGAACTACAATGATACCGTCTTTTCCTTTCCACAGATTTCCGGTTACTTCGTTGTAGATATCACCTTGTTTCGCATTAGCAATATATTTTCCATCACTGTCATCCAATACTGGTGAATTTGCGTATAGAATTTTAAGGATGGGTAGTTTAAGGTCACGAGCGCTAATGAACTCCTGACCTTCTCCAGCTGCTTCTTCTAAATTGAAGTTAGCTGGCAGATTTGCTTCTTTTTTTTGAATCTCTTTAGCCTGAGATTTTGGTTGTTGTGTCGTCGGCATTGTTTACTCCTTCGTGGTTATTTTAGTTTTACTTGCAACATAAACACCGAATAAATCAACTGGAACGTTTTTACCATCTTGAATTTGTTCTTTAACGAACGCTTTCAAGGTCATTGGTTCCACCTTTTCGGCTTGTTTAACATTATGACCTTTATCTCTTAAGTCAGCAACCAGAGACTTCGCTTCGTTATCTTGGTTACGTCCGAAAGTAAGCATAACATTATTCTTTATAAGATCCCCATGTCCATTTTCACGAAGCCATGTAAAAGCCTCTTCCACTTTAGACAATGGAATTCTTGCTGCGTAAAAGGGTTTAACTTCTACGGCTGAGCCATCTTTGAGTTTAATCAAAGAGACTCCTGCTTTATGCATTAAGTTTGGAATGGTTTGTTCAGAAAGAGTAGTTTCAGTTGCTTTTAACGTTTTTAATTGTTCGTCAATCGCTTCCATTTTTTTCTGAGTTTCCAATAACTTATTGCAAGATTGTGCAATGTCCAAAGACACTGCAGTGTCAACCTGTATGGCTGATTCTGCTTCTAAGTCCATAAGAACCTCCTAAAGTTTTTATAAATTAAGCGTTTGACGAAGTAAAGTAAAAAGTTTAAAAAGATTATAAATACTTTAACTACTCTGGTCCCTGCGGATTTATTAATTTGTAAGAGAATTTTCGATCTGCAGGGCAGAGTTCAAAAATGTATTGCAGGACGAATCATGCATCAATATAAAACAAAACCCTACAAGCATCAAAGAGATGCACTCAATAAAGGAGCCCTTTTAAAAAATTATGCTTATTTCATGGAGATGGGTACAGGTAAAACTAAAGTCATTATAGATAATGCAACCTATTTATATCAAATAAATGAAATAAAAGAAATCATTGTTATTGCGCCTAACTCGGTTTATCGAAATTGGGTACAGGAAATTAGTGATCATTCTCCGATCACCCCCTATATCTGGTGTTGGAAAGTTAATAAAGAAAAAGAATTAATAAGAGCCGGAAAATCAAATAAACTTATATACATATTAATGAATGTGGAAGCTCTTTCCCATAAATCAGGACAACGCTGGCTGCACCAAAGGCTCAATCTTAACGGGACATTTTCTATGATGGTCATTGACGAAAGCACAACAATAAAATCACCAACAGCACTAAGAACAAAAGCGATTTGTAAATTAAGTACAGCGGTAAAATACCGACGAATCCTAACAGGCTCACCAGTAACAAAGTCTCCATTAGATCTTTATACCCAATGCGCGTTTTTAAGTAAAGAATTACTAGGTTTTGAATCCTATTACACTTTTAGAGCTAGATATGCTGTCATGCAACAAATTGAATTAGGGGGCCGACAAATTTTAATGCCTAAATATTATACCAATCTCGATGAATTAGAAAGGAAGCTGAAAACTTTTTCGTTTAGAGTTACCAAGGATCAATGCCTGGATCTTCCTCCAAAAGTCTATATGCAACGGGATGTACATTTAACTCCAGAACAAAAAAATATTTATGAAACACTAAAGATAAAAGCTCGAGCTACCATTGCCGATGATACCGTGAGTTTTGCTAATAAATTAGTAGAAATTTTAAGACTTCATCAGATTTGTAATGGATTTTTGAAAACAGATAAGGGTGAGATTCATACCTTTAAAAATAATCCTAAATTAAAAGAACTTCTAAGGATATTGGAAGAGGCCGACGGGAAGAGTATTATATGGGCAACATACGTGCATAATATAGAAAGTATAAAACAAACACTGGAGGATCTCTATGGAAAAGATTCAGTGGTTTCGATATACGGAAAAGACAGTGTCGACAATCGTAAACTGGCTGTTGAAAATTTTCAGCATAATGACCGATGCCGTTTCCTTGTTGGTAATCCTAGTACTGGTGGTTACGGTCTTACCCTTACTGCTGCTAGGAATGTTATATATTTTAGTAATAGTTACAATCTTGAAGTCCGGAAGCAAAGCGAAGATCGTGCTCATCGAATTGGTCAAAAAAATAAGGTCAACTATATTGACCTAATTGTGCCAAACTCCATAGAAATGATGATTATTTCAGCTCTAAAACGGAAGATTAAGCTGAGTGCCCAGACTCTAGGGGAAGAGGTTAAAAAGTGGCTTTAAAGGACTAAAAGTTTTTTCCGTTGGGTCTATGAAAGAATCGAACATGTCCCCTTTCTTGTATTTCTTTAATTTTTTTGTTTTCTTTTAATTTTTTAGCTTCTTTCTTTTCTTGAGCTTTTTGATAAGCAGGGTCTGCATGAAGCTTGCTTATTTTCTCAAGTTTTTCGTTCTCTTTCGCTTCACGCTCTTCTTTTTGTTTTTCGTATCGTTCTAATCTTTCTAACCATTTATTTTCATATTCATCCAGTTTAGCTGCATCCATTTTGAATTCTTGATACTGACCACCTACAGTACAAATAGCAATTAATCCTTGTTCAATAGGGCCATAATGTTCTTCATGAGCTAAAGAATAAGCAGCAATCTGATAGTAAAAATCCTCTACCCATTCTTCTCGTTTAGGTTTATTGGATTGTTTATAGTCTATAATGGTAGGTTTACCATCGTATTCCCCAATGACATCAGTTGAGCCGGCCCATCTATTTTTTCCTGTTAAGTTAACTTCCGTTCCATAGATAACTTTTAAAGGACCTAAATTGTTAATAATTTCATGAGCCATCATGCGGGCTATTCCTCCTTCATCCGAAAGATTAAGATAACCTTCTCCGTTTGCATACTTCTCTAAAACTTTATGCATCTCAGTACCCCGCTTGGCCGCATCTTGAACAATTTCCATAGCTTCATGAAACCCTACCCGTTCGCGCCATTTATCTAATCCTTGTTGTTTATCTTTGGACTGGGTAAACTGAAGAATGTTGGTAACACTGGGAAGATTGAGATCGTTTACTTTATAGGTTCGTGGTCCGTGATCATCGTCACGAGTATAAGTGGTGTAGTTGTATTTATTGATTTTTTTAAAATCCCCAACAAAGAATTTGGTATCTCGTTTTAAGAGTTGCACTTTACCCTTTTATCAAAAATGGTTTTTAAGTAAAGCTAAAACCACCATAAAAAGACCTATAATAATGAAAGCTGCAGATGAAATAACAACTTTTTCCAAGCGTGCGATTTGCTTTTTAATACTTGCAATTTGATTTTGAGTTTGTTTCTGCATGATTCGACACAGCTTTTCGTGGTCCGTGATTCGTTGAACTAAAACTTTATTGTTAGACTTGTTGCTGGGCATTTCTATTCGCTATTGCTTGTCCCAAAGTATCTTGTGGGAATAAATTGGCATAAGTTTCTTTAACATTCTGGCCCGCTCCTTGTCCTTGACCCGGAAGTCGAGCATTGGCTCCTACTGTAGCTTCTGGTCGCCTGACAGGTTGTTGAGGAGTAGCTACGGCTTGAGTATCACCCTCGTCAACTTTTATTTGAGTATCCAGTGCTGATATCGTACCCCTTATAAAATTAGAACCTGCAGCAATAACATCTGCTGGAGCGTTTTCTAATTGATATTCTTCAAAGAATGCTCTTTTTCTTATTTCATCATTGAGGCCAGCTTTATCAAAGTTAGCTTCAGGAACCTGACTTTGCATTTGAAGCAAATAGTCTGAAATTTCTTGAAAGTTAATATTATTAGGACTGACTTTTGGAAAGTCTTTTGGTTCGTCATCCCAACCATTAAGCCATTCGGAAAATAATTTTGCATATTGTCTATTTTCTACTTTTTTACCTGCTCTTCCTATTTTTTCCAAAGTAGTGAAAAGATCAAAAGTTTTCTTTAACATCATTGGACTTCCTAAAGCTTGTCCAATGGCTCGGGAAGTCAATACAAAGGCAATCGTTAAAGGTAAGTTAGCCATTCCGCCCATTGCTAATAGACCGCCGCCAATGGCTCGGCCAGCTCCCAGAGTGAATCTTCTTTGTAGGAACACTGAAGAGTCAGCAATAGGAACATCAGCTTCGGCTCTCATAATTCTAATGATTCCTTCAAGATGTTCTAGAGCTTGTTTTCCTGTTTTGCCTCCTCCATACATTTCAATGATTTTACCTTTAGAAGCAGCAATCATAGAGTCGTCTCCTATGAAACCTAGATTTTTAACAAATTTTTCTACATCCAATTGAGCTACCTGTCCTGGTAAGGCTTTTAAATCTCTGTATCGCATAGTTCCAATGCCTGCAGCTATCGATTTTTTAGGATCAACTCCCTTGATGAAAGCGTCTTGCACGAATTTCGGCCCTTTATTATGACCCATCATGCTCACTCCTTTATTAATTTCATCAACATAACGATCGTCTATAACTCCTCTTTTTTGTGCTTCCTCCATAAGATCAAAAATATTTCCTGCAACTCCTCCTGGTGGTTTTATCTTATAAGCTGAAGTAAAGGCATTGTGCATGTATAACGATCTGAATCGATCAAAAATTTCTTTGCCTGTTTTGCTATAATCGTAGCCCAACATCCATTTTAAATCGCTAACGGCTTTTGCGTTAGGAGACTGCATAATTTCTTTAATGGTTTTTTCCCACATCATATTTGCATCCACCATCGGTCTGCCTGTTGCAATTCCTAATAGTCCCATGTTAGTAAAAATACTCGGATCGGTTCTTGCGATGGCTCTAGCTGTTGGAGTAAAGGCATAAGGCATAACAACATCATGAAAAAATTTATTAGCGGCCATTAATTGACCACCTGTTGCTCTTAAACCTTCTACGAGATTCTCTATATAAGCGTCGCCTGCTCTTTTACCCTGTGTAGATACTAACGAATCAAATTGTTCCTTAACGGCTTTATTTTTAATGACAGTAGCTATGCCTTGATCACCCGCTATGGCATTAAAATCTTTTCTTAAAGATTCTCTGAAAGCTTTGACCATGCCTCGTGGATCGTGAATCTTGGTATTAGGCAGGATATTAGTCAGCATTTTATTAAGACCAATATATTCTTTAGCGGTTATATTTCCTCCACCCATATTTTCTATCTGATGTAAAAATTTTAAAATAGGATCATCAAATTCAGTAACTTGAATTCCTTTAATCATATCAACATTCTCAAATGCTTTTGGATATTGAGTTTGTAAGTCGGCTCTAATTCGCTTTGCCGTGTTAGTAATAGTGTCAGTAGGAATGAGTTTAAGTTCAGGACCCAAGGCATCCGCCATTTTGAAAACCTTATCATATTTAACGCCGATGGCGTCGTGTACCTTAACAAAATTTCTTCTCAGTTGTCCTAAAGCTTCGAGAGATAAAAATTCCGCATGTTCGAAAGGAACTCCAGCATCTAAATGTTCTAAAAAACGGTTATACCATTGTCCCCACAAACCTCGTCTTTGAGCCATTCTTGGAGGACCAATTAAAGGGAAAACCCCAATCGTTCTCATGAAATCTTTAAAGAATCGCGCAATGGATCCACGATTTCTATCCATTACCATTGATAGATTAGCATCCTTACCATACTTATAGGCTTCTTCAGCAAGGTCCTTAGCTATTTTTCCTTTAAGGCCTAAAATACCTTTTAAACCTCTGCCTGTTGCTGCCAGTAAAGGAAGTAAACCAAAGCCTACTCCATTATAAATCATTGCATTTTTCATCGCTATCGTAGCGTGAACAATTTCCTTCTCGACTGGAGGAAGTCTGTCGATTTCATTATCGCTAACATTTGCTAAATCTTCTTGAGCTGCTCCTCCTAGATCGGTAGCTGCTTCTGCTGCACCATAAAGAAGGGAACCTGTACCTGCGCCTCCCATTCCTAATATTTGTGATTTTAATTCTGTTTGAAGTAATTGAGTGGGAAGCATATGAGGGCTAGCCTTGCCAGGTATTAATTTAGATAATGGTTTAGTTTTTCCCATTTGAAGCCCATACTTTAATTGTTCTCTGGCTGCTTTAAGAAAATTAGAGGCACGTTTTGCAACTGCAGCCACACGTCCTAGCATAGTTTTCTTACCCACTGTCTTTGCCAAGTTTCCATATTTATGAAAATTCTCACTGGCTATTCGAAGAGCATAGTCCGCCTGGCCTCCTCCTAAAGTCGTTTGACTCATAATTTTTTTAGCGTCTAAAAGATAGGGAATCACATTTCCTGTTACATCCCCAACCATTTCAAAATCAGCACGCTCGATGCCTTCGGGATACAGTGCACTGACCGTTGCCGCTTGGAAAGGTCTTAATTGTTTTTCTTTTTCAGTCGCTAAGCTTTCAGCGGCTCCTCCTTGTTCGTGCTGTAATTCACTAACGCTGTCGTAGCCTTTTAGAATTCCTTCTTTAAAAGCTTTATCCAATGCACCTAATTGTTTTCGGTCTAGTTTGGAAGTATCAATTGCTTTTTTATCTAATGCTTTTTGTAATTCTTGTATGCTTGCCATTATGCTCCAACAAAGCCCCCTTCTCTCATCGCTTGCGGAATTTCAATCGTATCCAATATATCAGGAAGCTCTGCTTCAGCGACCTCCATTCCTGATGCTACATTCCAATCTCTAATTTTCTTCACACTATTAAAGTTTAAAAGATAGTCGTTGGTTCCTCCCAATTGTTGATAGTTTCGTCCTTCTTTATTAAAGTTGTTTTGAAGTTCATCTTGAAGGGCTCTCATTTGAGAATTAACGCCTGCTGCACTAAATCTTCTTTTAAAAGAGAAGAAGGATAATACGGAAGTACTTTTTTCTGCATTTTCAATATCCCATCGTGTTAAACGGTCTTCAGATTTATTTGCGTTCGCAATAATGTATTTTAAACGGTTTTCGATCAAAGCCGCTTTAGTTAATTGATCCAGCTCCTCTGTGGTTACTCGTAATCCAAACATACCACTATTAGCCTTTTGTGCATTTTCTCTATCCTTATTATCTTCATTTTGAAGATTTTGAACGGCCCAATCGTATTCAGTTATTTCTTTTCCTTCAGCATCTGTTGTCATTACTGGCTGTCCGTTATCATCTAGGAAATTTGAAGGATTAAGAATATCCGTGTTTACATAATCAGCCAGGGTATCAGCACCTTGGGTATATTTATTTTGCATTCCTGACCAAGTGCTGGATTCATTAATCCAGTCAGATGTCAATAATTTTGCCCAACCTGTAACTCCTTTTAAGTTATCAGGCATATTGTAAAGAATATGGTTCACATAATCGAGTCCAATTCCCATACTGCTTAATTTTGATCGAGATTTTTGCAATTGAGCACCAGTTCCCTTAGCTTCTTTGATATTGGTTCCTCCTAGAAGTGAATAACTTTGATTAGTTCCCATTTCGTAGATAAGTCCCGAATTCTCATCGAATTGACCTTGAACAACTTTAAAGCCGTAAAGGGATCCTCTATACCCCGTTGCTTCATTAGCTGGATCTGCAACTATAAAAGTTTTAAGTTCTCCTTTTAATTTGAGGCCTCCTCCTTCGGCTGCTTTTGCTTCCTCTCCCTTCATTTTAAGGAAAGCCGTCGCTAAATCGGTATCTCTGCCTTTTTGAGCATTGCTTAATGCAAGTGCCGTATCAACTGTTGGTCCCATTGCCTGGCCTGTGACATCCATAAATCCTCTTAAACCTTTCTGTCCTGTTTTACCTGTCATCATTCCCGATGCCATTTTCATCAAAATTAAATCTCGGTCATTGCCGTAAGTTCCCGTTAGATCGCTGATTGATTGTCTGAATTTTAAAAATTCCCTTTGGGTTGCCATATCGGAATTATTAAATTTCGTTTTTAAAGCGTCTGCTTCAGCTTTAGCATCTTGTTCTTTTTGACCTTGTAGAATTCCTGCTTCGGTAGTATTAACAGGACTCCCTGATTTAGGCACCGTAGACTCTGCTTCTAAAGGTGTTGCTCCTTCTCCTAAATTTTCTGGTTTTGTAGTGTCAGGTTTATCTTCTTTATCCCTTTGTTGATCAACCCATATTTCTACAGCCTTATTTTTTTCTTTTTCAGTTACGTTTTTAATATCTTTAGCAACTGTTTTAATGATATCCCAAATTTCATCTTTTTGATCGTTTGAGATTTCAGATAAAAGCCGATCGTATTTTGGTTCACCTTTAGCTGCGTAGGCTCCCCCTAAGAATAAAGGCATTGAAAGCAACCCTGAACTCCATTTTGATTTGTCCCACTTTCTTGCTTTTTCAGCAGCTTTTTTAAACGCACCGATTCCTTCTTTGCCTTTTCCATATTGCCATAGTTTTCTTCCTCGAAGAAAAATACCTGGTCCAAATAATGCTTCGCCCGCTCCCATTGCGGCTTTTCCAGGATCTCCTTCTTTAATTCCTTTGTAGATATCTTCAGCTCCCAGATATCCAAGACCTCCTCCTACTCCGATTTTAGCTGCACCATAAGTTTTGGGAGCTTTCTTAGCTGCCCAACTTGCACCTCTACCTGTCCAAGTGCCTTTCGCTCCGAATGCTTCTTTAACTACTCGAGGAATTCCAGTGTATTGGAAACCTTTCCATCCTGTTTTGAGAGCTCCCATTGCTAGTTTTCTTTTGGGACCTCCAGCTGGATTAAGATAGGATCCTAAAAGTCTAAGTTTATCTGCACCTTTAAAATATTTTTGAGCTGCGGCCTGTTTTGCTTTGAACTCCGCGCCCATTTTATACCAGGCGTCTCCTCCCTGTGCGTACTTAGGAATTTGTTTATGGATAATTTGAGCTTGATGCCTAAACAGTGTGCGGTTTAAGACGGGATCATTCATAAAATTTCCTATCTGTATGGTTGTTGGCCACCAATATTAATATTGCTTGCTGGTCTATTGGCCATGTTATAAGCAGCATAAGCTCCAATGCCTGTTCCGACTGCTTGAGCAAACGGATTAGTTCCGGGAGCCGTGGTTGCTGTCATCGCACTCTGGCCCGTTGGTAGATTGGTCATTAGACCTTTCATAAATTCTAGTCGTTGATAAGGTTCGTATTGCCTTGTCATCGTTGTCATTCTTTGCGCTTCTAAAGCTTGTTGACCTAATTGTTGTTGAACGCCACCTGCTTGCATCATACTTTGAATATCTCGTTGTTGCATTCCTTGTTGGGCTTGTCCTAAACCTCCATAGGCTTGGCCTGCTTGCAGTCCTGATTGAACGCCTAATTGTTGTTGACGTTGGTAAGCACCCATGGCTTGACTAAATCCTCCAGCTTGAGAAAGTCCAACCTGATTCAGTCTTGCTCGTTCTATTTCAGCTTCAGCCACACCTTGTCGAGCTCCACCAAAAGCTCCTGATTGCACAGCTTCTGCACCCAACTGATTTGTTTTCATTTGAGCCTGTCGAGTAATTTCATCAGTCACGTAAGACTGATAAGGATTCATATAAGGAGCGAGACCCGCAGTTGTTGGAGTTTGTCCTGCCAATGTTTGAGCTCCTCCGATTGCACCAATACCACTCGTTAAAGCTCCAGCCCCTACGCCTGTTGTTCCTGCCATTGTGAATGCATCCTGTTGTAAAGGTGGGGGAGCTGCAATTTGATATGCAGGTAATTGAACTGGTGACTGAGCAAGTTTTAATGCTTGATCGTAAAGCGATAATTTTCGTGCTTCAATTTCTGGGGCTTCTCGAGCAATGGAAGTTTGTGTTCCTGTTTGTGGTCCACCGCCTCCGCCGCCGCCTCCG